CCCAGCGATATGCCGACCTCGCGCGGAGCCTGTCCTGAGCGCAGTCGAAGGGCCGGGTCAGTGTCATCCAGGAACTGTGTGTAAAGCAGATGCGGGGCGAACGGCGCGAGACCTGACTCGACAGCCATCCGGCAGAGCGCCAGCGCGACTCTCACGTTGTGCTCGACGTTCCCTGCGTATCTGCTGCAGATGTATACTCTCTCAGCATCAGGCCGACTCATAGTTTCTAACTTTCCGCTCCCGCATGTCTTTGTATACAGCCTGGGCTATCTTCCGGCCGTCGAGTGTGGTCGTGACCGAGACTTCAATCGGCCGCTGGGCGATCCCGTCCAGCCTGGCGATGATCGCCTCAAGCAGTGGACGCGGGTTGTCTGCGCCGAATGGCGATGTGCCCGCTTGTGGTTCAGTTCCCAGCGCGCCGCGCGTGACTGCCAGCAGCCGGGATCGTTCGGGAGCACGGGAGGCGACATCGACGACTTTCTTCTCTGCGACCACAGGGGCGGTGACATGTGGCATTGCACCCGCGATGTTGGGAGTCAGAACCAGAGTGCCAGCGAGAGCCGTTGGAACAATCGCCGATCTGCCCATCTGCCTGGCGAATCCGAAAGCCTGCTCGAACGCCCGCGCCGGGAGTTTCGACGCATTGGTGATCCCCGAACTGAACGCCTCCAGCATTGCCGCTCCGCTTCTGGTCAGAGTCGAAAGCGGTCCCTCCTTGGCGTCCGAGAACGGCAGGAGCCGCCTGAGCCTTGAGAGGACAGATTTCGCGGCCTCGTAAGGCACTGACATTGCCGAGCGAATGCCCGACGCTATGGTGGTCATCATGGATCTGCCGCTTGCGAACGCGCTCGCCACGAGACTCCTTGCGCCTGTAAGTATCGAGGAGAATGCGCTCGACGCCGCGCCGCGAATGGTCGACCATGCCGATGAAGCGAATCCCACGAGGCTCGAAAACGGCGATCTCAGCCAGCCGATGGCGGATGCCGCCATGGAACGGATGCCTGACCAGGCGGACAATGCGAATCCCGTGACCCGCGACCAAGAGGATCCGGCCGCACCGGCGACCCACCTGAAAGGAGCCGACACAAACGAATATGCTGATGAGCCAATGGACGCAACCGCGTTCCAGCCGGATCTCACAATGCCGGTGATCCCGTTCCAGGCCGAACCTGCTATCTGCATACCGGTGGATAGTGCGCCGGATAATGTCGATATAACCTGTGAGCCTATCGACTTCACGCCGTCCCATATCCAACGGACGCCACCCAGCATTCGCCCAAATACATAGCTCAGGACCTGTGCGGGAAGACCTATGACCGACAGCATGCCCTGCGCAAGCGTTCTTAGTATTGCCGCGCCCGAAGCTGTCAGGCTGGAGAGCGGACCTTCCGAAGCGTTCGAGAACGGCAGCAGTCTCCGAAGCCAGCCAAGAGCGCGCTTGAGCATATTAAACGGATAAGTCGCAGCCGACCAAATGCCCTGAGCGAGCGTGATGAGTATCCTCTTTCCGGCCTCGGCAAAGCTCAACTGACCCGACAGGAACGCGCGCACGGTTCCGAACACACGCGACAGTGTGCTGACGATGGGCAAGTTGAGAAAGGCCGAAAGAAAGGCGTTTGCAGCGGATCTAAAGAACCCGCCGACAGCCGAGAATAGCCCGCGCAGGAATCCCCACGTTGCTGAGGCCACGTCTCGGACCCATTGGAACGGTGTCGCGAGATACTGGAATATGGCGCTGCCGATGGACTTCAGACCGTCCACTACGGATACCTGGCCGGTTATCATCCGCCACACGGTGTAGGCGACACGGCCGACCATCAGGAGTCCCTGCATCAGCGTCCGTAGCGGCAGGAAGAACTTGTAGACGTAGGGGGCCGCCGCGACGAAAGCCCCGACTATGACGCGACCAAGCCAGACCACGGCCCGGACAACCGTCGCAACGACGCGGATCGTGAACACAAGATTGTAGATGACGAACTTGAGGAGATACGCTCCGACTTGCGCGATCACTCCGAGCACCTTGCCGAGTGTCTGTCCCAGGCTCTTGAACGCTGCCGAATCGACTGATGTCGCGGTCTTCCCGAAGATACCGAATACTGAAAGCAGCGCCTTACCAAGCTCGGCGAACGCGCCCATGATTGCCCGGATCGGAGGCTCAAGGATCGCGCGAATCTTTCCGAACGCAGAGGAGAACGCCTGCCACAGCCCGGTGAGAAACTGCCGCACGCGGTAGTAGATCTGGAACACTGTGATGACAAACTTCATCAATCCGGCTGCTTCGAGCTTTTTCACAAGCTCGGCCGACATCTGACCAGTGCCGCCTGAAAGAGAACCGATGAGGGCCCGTATGCCTTGGAACGCAAGCGAGACCTTGTTCCACGCCCCGAGAAGGAAATCGCGTATGCCGCCGAAGTTGGTCTCCCAGGCTTTCCTGAGTGCAACTACTGCAATGACCACTGCGGCGATCACGGCCACAACCGGCCAGAAGTAAGCCGACACCGCAGATCCCACTCCGGCAAGCATCGGGCCGAGTGCGGCGATTCCAGCCTTGATCGCGGGAAGCATGATGCCTACTGTTCCAAGCGCGGCCGTGACGCTGCCAACCACGACGAGCACTGTTCCAAGCGAGGCACAGAGAGCAAGTATCACACGCGTCACTCCCGGAGCCGCTTTTGCGACTCCCTGCAGATAAAGAATGAATCGGGAGACTGCTTGAAAGACGGGGATCACAACGGGCAGCAGCGTTCGACCGAGTATCTCGGCCAGGTTGGCGACCTGCTGCTTCACAAGGCCATACTGCGAACCGATGTACTGGTTCATGGCCTTGGCCATCTGCTCGGTAGTCAAGGTGCCGGACTTCATTGCCTGCTCGACGCTTTTGATGTTGCCTTCGAGCTGGTCCATTCCCATCGACATCTGCAGGAGGAACCGCACCGCCTCGTCCGAACCGAACGCCTTCTTGAGCTTCACTTGCGCGGCTGCCTGCGAAAGGTCAGGGAACCCGCGCTTCACTTCCTGGAGGATCGGCAAGATCCCCTTGAGCCTGCCGCTCGCATCCACGAACGACAGCCCGAGTTCATCACCGGCCTCAGCGACCTTAAGCACGAACGCCTTATAGAGTGTGCCCGCCTCGGAGCCTGGCATCGTGGTCTGAAGCTGACCGAGGATCGCCATCTGCTCCTGCAGAGGCACGTTGGACGCGGCGGCGATTGCGCCGATGTTCTTTATGGCTTCCGCCATCTGCGGACCTGTGGTCTTAAACACGCCGACCGTCTGGGAGAGCGCGCCGGAGAACATCTTCGCCCACTCGACGTCGGACATGTCCTTTGCGAGCGGCTTGAATATTCCGTAGGCCGTGGTGAACGTCTCCACCATCTCCTGCGTGGTCGCTTTGGTGGCTTTGCCCGTTAGAGCGGCCATTGCCGCGAATGTGCCTACCGCCTGGTCGGACAGGCTCGCAAGCGCCGACTTAACGTCATAGGCAGCCGTGATGAACTCGGCTTTGTTGGTCCCTGCCCACTGGTTGGTGAACGACTCAGCCGCGTCTTCCATTGCGCGGAAGTTCTTGACGCCGACAGATGCAAGCTCACCCAGCGCCTTCTGAGTCGCGGCCGTGGATGCCACCAGCGCCGTGGGCACCGCAAGGAGCGCAAGTCCCGCGCCGATCATCATCGTGCCCTTTTCGATTAGTCCGATGTTGCGCGTCATGTTCTCACCAGCCTTGGCGACGGATGAATCGAGCGACTCCATCGAGGACTGGATGCGCGCCGCGTTCTGAGTGAAGGCGTCCTTCAGGCTCACCATTATGCCAAGGCCCAGATCACTCATCATCGCTTGCTTCGCTCCAGGCCCAAGTTGGGCCCCCCATTCTTACTCTGATACAGCCTCTGTTGTTGTCGTGGCGTTCTCTCAACTACACAGCCTCAGTGTTTCTTCTCAAGCTCACTCTTCTCATAGTCAAGCTGGTTCTCCAGCGCCTCGACGAAATGTTTACGGGTCTTGAGCGGCAGCCTCACCACCTCCGCATACTCCCAGTGCAGTCCGCCGTAGGCGAGAAAGAACGCGTCCCTTACAACCGAACTCCGGGGAATAAAAAAGAGGGTTCGGCCTCAAGTCTGGTGCGAATTCTCGTTCCGCAGGAGTCGCAGTCGAGCTCAATCGCGGTGTCGATACCGGCGTCAACGCGCAGCATTTCCTGTCGGAGCGCGCTGCGGTCTCGCATGGACATTTCCGCCAGGGCCTTCTTGGATGGCGCGCTGCCGTCGATGTCTAGAATGCGGATCATCATTGCGGCGGAGATGGACGGCTCCTGCATCTGCGCGAGCCGCTTCTCTTTGTGGCCATCAAGGTAGACAAACCGCACCTTGGATCCTGACGCGGGAAGTGTGAACACGAACTCGCGCTCTTCGCCGTAAGGCGTTACAGGTAGCTCGTCGAGGTTCACCACGGTGTGGTTCTTCGAGCGGCAAGCCTGGTTCGGGCAGACCGGATCGAGTTCGACCTCGTCGCCAAGCGAGACCTGTCGCAGCCGCACGAGCGTGAACAGCCTGTCGCCGGATAGCATGTCAAGGACATCGGCCGTGCCGACCTCATCCTTTTCACCGATCCGCAGAATGCAGTCGGCAAGCACCTGGTTCACGGCATCGCCGGATCGGATAAGGCGCTGATTGGTCAGCAGTTCCTCTTCCGCGCCAGTCATCTCCCGAAGCTCTATCTCATCGCCGGACGGCAGTTGAAATGTGTACACTTTCGTCTCCTCCTACTCCCACCACTGATAGCAGATAGTGATCTTCTCGATTGTGTTGTCCGAACTGCCGCCCTCAAGCTCGTCGTATTCCAGGGCCTTGACCCATGCGCCATGAAGCGTCCAACGGCGGGTCTCATTGCCTGCACGGTCGTAGCGAACGATGTCGATATCGCGCATATACTCTTCCGGCAGAGCGCCGACGCCGTAGTTCACATCTGCCTGGATTCTGACCCAGTCGCGCGCGGACTCGTCGGAACCGTCGGCGAGCACACCCTTCTCAAGGGTGATGTCCTCGAACTTCATCCGACCCGCTACCTTCTGGTCGAACATCGAACCGGCAGGAGCAAAAGCGACCTCTTCGAACTCGGTCTTGGGCTCCTGGCCTTTCTTGAACAGAGCCACGTCGAAGCCGTTCACCTCGATGGCAAACTGCCAGTTCTGATACAGGCTCTGGGGCATCATCACTTCCATAGCGGTCCCTCCCTAAAATATCTCGCTGAAGTCCGCGCCGGTGGCGGTCAGGATGAAGTTTAGCTCAACGAACTCGGCGGTCTTCGTGGGCTTCACGAACACCCTGCAGACCATCTGGTTTTGGTCGATCATCTGCGCGGTGTTCGTCTCCTCGTCGCACTGCACGCGGAAATCGTAGAACCCGCCCTTGCTCTTGATGTCTTGAAGGAAAGGGCTGATGAGCCGCACCAGCGCCCGCCAAGTCTGGGAGTTGTTCGGCTCGAAGACCACGAAACGAGACGACTGCGAGATTGCCTCCTCCACATACATCATCAGCCTGCGCACATTGATTCGGTCGAGCGCCGAAGGCTGGGACTGCAGTGTCTTCTGTCCCCAGATATTGATGCCGGTGTCCGGGAACGAGGCAATCACGTTGATACCTTCGGAGTAGAGCACGTCACGCTCGCCGCGACTGGTTTTATAGGCAAGAGACAAAACGTTGAAGACACGGCCCCTGTCGATTCCGGCGGGCGCATACCACACGTCCGTCTTCTGATCGCTTCGAGCGATGCATCCGGCGACCGCCCCCGTGGGTGGCACGAGCTTGCTCTTTCCCGTAAGCGGATCTGAAACCTCAAGCCAGGGATAGTAGAGCGCGGCATAGGAAGAGTTGAATGCTGCGTGAGTATAGCCGCCCTGTCCCTTGCGGAAGTCGACTGCTTCGAGCGGCTCAAGGTGTATAGGCGGCTCGGCGATGAAGAGCAGGTCCTTTCGGTTCTCCGCGTAGGTGATCCCGCCCGTAATGACAGATGCGGTCGCGACACCCGGCGCAAGCAGGATATTCAGGCCGTCTATCTCGTCGAAAGCGTAGAACCCGGTGTGCTGGGATGAGTCACCGGTAAAGTCAGCATCAGCCAGCCCGGTAATTCCGTCATCACCGGCAGCGAGCGAGAATGTTCCGACAACAGGTCTGTCCGACGCTGCATTCGCGCTCGCGGAGAGATCATCGACGGCGATGAACTCGGACACCTCATTGACGACAATCTCCACGTGGTTTGTCTTCGACTCATCCATCGAAAGGTTCTTGAACACTTCCACAGTCTCGCCTCTGAGCCGGACGACCAGGTCGAACTCGTTTGCCGCATCCTGCGTACCGTCAGCGATCTGGACAGAGAGCGCATCGCCCCACTTGCCTTCGTTTATCGCGTTTACCTTCAGCGTGTCTGTCGCGTCACGGCCTCCGGCAAGATGAGTAGCGGCGGCGGCCTCGACCACTCCCGTGTCGGAGGATGCGGCGGTAACCAGCGCCGATGCGCCCGCATGAGCACCAATGGCGCTT